TGTCTAATTATTTAGTACCATCTATTTAGTGTTAGTTTTATATATTTTCAATTTCCATATGAACGCCCATATGGTAACCCATATGGTAACCCATATGGATAGAATTTTGTAGTAATGCAAACAAAAAAGCGGCTATTTCTAACCGCCTTTTAGGTACATAACAATGCGCTGTTAACGTTTTATCAATACCTCCCATATAACATATAATCCAGCCGCTTGGTGACTGTTTCCAGTTCTGCCGCAATTGCTTTTAATTGTATCCGATTCGCCTTGTCGAATTGCTCCCGCTTCTGTTTGTAACTGTTGCCCGCTCCATCTTCTGCCGGCTCGATGTCACTTGCTATTTTATTGACATACTGTCGGATATAATGATAAATCGAATCATTACTAACGCTGTCATATGCGGACGCCCTTGCTTTATGTATCTTCATTTTCTTTCCCTCACTTTCCGTATTGCCGCCACATATGCGACTCTGCTTTTGATTCTTCAACTTGATATCTGATTTGATACTGCACGTCTGATTCTGACTGATTGATTGTTTGACATAGCATCGGGCTTCTGCGTCCAATATGATAGTTACTCATTGTGTACCTTCCTTTCTTTGATGCTTGAAGCATCGGCTTTCGTTCTACCCTTGCGGACTGGTGAGGGTGATCCGCTCAGACCCTCAAGGCGTAGGAACTATGCAAACGGATTTTCTTCATATATTGTGAAAAGGCTATCATGGATGAAACAGTTCTCACAATCCATATTTTGACATCTGTCGCAATATTCTTTTCTTATGTTTGATGTTGTGTAATGTACAGGCTTTTTGTCATAAAAAGCATCTGTAAATTCTTCGACCGTTTTGCAACCTGTTGCTAATAGCGAAAATTCATATGATACCATCTTGTGCCTTTCCGCGCTTTTCGCGCTTGTGTGTTTTTGTTCTACCCTTGCGGGTTGGTGAGGGTGATCCGCTCAGACCCTCAAAGCGACGGACTAGTTGTCAATTTGATTCAAACTGGATTTTTGAAAAATCGCCCGTTACCATTGCTTGCCGCATTGACATTATTTCATCATGTTCAAACCCGTACAATTGCATTGCCCTAACCATTCCGTCAATACCAATTACATTATTTTTGCGTTTCATTTTGTGCCTTTCTGCCCTGCTAGGGCTTGTGCTTTCGTTCATCTGCCTCAATCGTAGCACGTCCACAGCCGATTACAATTGACAGATTGCACAAACTTTATTGTGCATGTTGCACAAGTAGGCGCCGGATCGTCCTGATCCGGCTCATGGTTGTATGATTGTAATGCTATTTTTTTGAGCCGGTGTTAATTTTTTTCTTTTTTGTATGATTACTTGTATGCCCTTCATCATATACGGGGGGGCTACGGCGGACTGATGCCCCCCCCCTCCAAATTTATATATACTTCCCGCTCGCTATTTTTCTCGCCGAACCATCTTGACTTCTCTAGGATAATGCGGTATACTTGGGCTAGATAACGGAGGGAGGAAAGAGGCATGGCAACATCGAGCATTGGTCATGACATACGAATAACGGACAAGAAGGAGGCGGAAGAAGTGGTTGAGGCAATGGAGAGAGCGGAAAAAAAGTTAGTGGACAAAGAGAGGCGATTAGAGGTCGTTTCGGAGAAGAATAAGAGAAAGATTGAGATTAACTTAAGCGAATGGGAATCAGTAATACTATCGGGTAAAGGAACGGTTGAATTCAAGTAACAGGAGTACAGGACGATGGCTATTGTAGAAGATTACACGGAAGGGATAGTGCAGGTACATGAGGGGGTAACGATACAGGTACTAGTGCCGTATGATGCGCGGGAGGCGGTGAGTATAGCGTGGACGCGGAACCCGTATGAGATTGAGGAGATGAAGCGGACGGCGCATTTAGTGACGACGGGAGAGGACATGAACGTGGAGGGCAAGTAAATGAACGAGGAAAAGTTTAACAAAGCGTATGGGGCAAGAAAGGCGATAGCGGAATGGGAAGGCATGAGAGAGGAACATGCAAAAATACTGGAACAAAGCGAGATGCGCCAGGAGGATTTAATTATAACCTTTGTGGGGAGTTATGACTTCTTGCACGTGCCGAGCACAGTACGCGCAGAGGTCTTAGACATTATTCTGAAGGCAATTGAAGCGAACATCCAAAAGGCAAGAAAAGAATTTGAGGCATTATAAGGAGGGGAGCAGATGAAGGAAGAGCGGAAGTATTACTATAAGGATGCACGGACGGGCGAGGAGATTGAGATAACGAAAGAGCAGTACGAATTAATTGCGCGGATGAAGAATAAAGGGACGAAGAAAGAGTAGGAGAAGGAGGCAGGCATGGAGGGAATGACACAATACGGGGAGATATTGCGCGAGATACAATTTCAGGCGAGAGAGAGCCAGAAGGACATGGCGGACAAGGTGGGGGTATCCGCCGGGTTTCTTAGTTTTGTAATGAGCGGCAGGCGTAAGGTTCCATCTACACTTACCGACAAGATCCTTCGGCTGTATAATTTAGATGTAACAACGGTACAGTTGTTGCGGTTTGCGGAGATTGAGAAGGTAGAGATATCACTTCGCGGGGCAAGTATCCAAAAGAAACTCATGGCAATTTGGCTAAAGTCGAAGATGGATTCTCTTACAGAGGAGCAGGTACAGGCGATACGAGAGATTTTGGAAGGAAGCGGATAACCTTTGTTGACGTACCTGTCCTTAGGTGGTAATATGATGGCGGGAAGAAATAGGCTTCACACTCTTCTCTCCCTCCATCACCTCTCAAGGCAGGTACGTCGTGCAAATGGCACGACGTATTTGTGTTTAAGGGCTAAGATGTTATAATGGCGAAGGAGGAGAATTTTTATGAAATGCCCGTATATTTGGAACACGATTGAAACGGCACATCCACATCCGGCAAGATATCAGGCAATGGACGTAGAAAATTCAGACGGTACGCCCGATCGATTACACCTAACGGCAAATGATACCGGATACACCCGCACAAGACATTTTCATGATTGCTTAAAGGAAGAATGTGCGGCTTGGCAGAGCGGTAGATGCGTGCGAAACAGATAAGGAGACGCGCTTTTGACAGAAGAATTCTTGGATTTAGAGATAATCGAAGAAGAAGGGGAGATCGCAGGGGATAATCGCCTTGTTGCGGCTCCCCTTACGCCTATTATTCGGGAAGATGATCTGGAAGGTGAGCCATTAATCATACGATATGGAATGACGGAATACCGTAAAAAGCGATTGGAAATGAATAAGCAAGACGAACCGGAGGACTTGCTTAACGGCGAGCAAAAAAAATATTTAACGCTACTTTCAGAGGGGTTGAGCAACCAAGAGGCGTGCGCGGAGTTGGGTCTTGACCGGATTGTCCCGACGATATGGGCAAAAATGCGCGGGAATGATAGTATTTACGGGATTTGTTTGCAGGCGATTAAGGAGATGCAGGCGGACGATCTGGAAGATGAAGTCTGGAAAGAGGCGATTGGGAACCCTCGGAACTCTGATCTGAAAAAATTCGCGTTAAAGGCAAGAAAAGAAGAGTATAAGGATAATGTTCAACAACAGACCAATATTCAAACGAACATACGCGTAACGCTTGACGGAGTTCCGTACTCCGTGGATACAGATTGCGAGGATTCGTATGCGTAACCCAAAACTTCCGCAAAATATATCGATTGATATTGACCCAAAAATCTTTAACAAGAAATATTTGCCGTATCTGCAAGAGATTCATGAGTATGAAGTGTATTACGGCGGGCAAGGATCGGGGAAATCGGTCTTCGTATGCCAAAAGAAGATATTGCAGTTGACAACAATCGCGGGGCGAAACATGATCTGTTTGCGTAAGCAATCAACGGACTGCTATGATTCTTGTTGGGGGCAGATGCTTACAGCGATTGAACAATTAAAATTAACGCCCTTTTGGAATGTCAACCGTTCGGATCATATTTTGAGAAATACTGTGAACGGGAACTCGATTTATTTTGATGGCGTAGACAAGATTGAGAATATTAAATCGTTTAAGCCGGAGAAGG